ATGTCCTCGATGTGGATGAAGTCGCGCACCTGTTCGCCATCGCCCCAAATGTCAAACACTTCCACGTTGTCTAATGCGCGGTCAATGAAACTAGGGAACGGATAGTCAGAGTCTTGGTCTGATCCGTAACCAGAGAACGGCCTGAACACAAACAGGTTCGTGCCGTCTAAGAACTGCGCTAGATACTCGCCAGTTAGTTTTGCCCAACCATAAGTTAAGTCTGGATTCTTAACTGAGTACAAGTTGAGATCGTGTTCAGCTAGTCGCAACAATCGGTGCGAGTTCTGCAACTCAATTGGATAGGCTGCTGAACTTGAGAAGTAAACCGTATTTATGGGTTTAGTTCTTTGCACCCAATTAAAGAACTCTGCATCTATGGATAAGTCAGTTGCCACCGATAACGGCTCATCTTCGATAGTTGCACGACCACCAACTATTGCGGCTAAGTGAATGGCTAGATCAAACTGTTCTGTGTTGGTCTTGAAGAAGTCACGGCAGTCGTTGCCGTCTTTCAAGTCAATGCCCGTTATGTCGCTGTCTGGTAATGCTTTGATAAAGTTGCGCCCGACAAAACCCTTGTGACCTGTGATAAGTATTTTCATTACCAAGCCTTTACATTCTCAACATCATGAGCAAACTTTGTTGCAAGGTATTCCGCAAAGATAGCCTGATCGCCGTTGTGCATTTCAGCATTGTTTACAGCTGCGTATCTTTCGTCATGTTCTGCCTTGCCGTTGGTGTAGTGCAGGTGTTCGAGAATTACATCTGGCAAGTAGTTCGCGTTCTCTAATGCCTGACCCATTGCTAACCAGTAGTTGTCTAGAAACAGGTGCTTCAAGTTTGGCGGTGACATGAAGCCCGTTGCCCTGATTATTTTGCTAGACATTACTACGGCAGTTGGCAGATTCTCGCCTTGCAATAAATCGTTCCCGTAAGCAATGCCCGGTTCACTTCCAATGGCTTCAGCTAGTTTTGTATCCCAACCACCTGTTCGCGGTAAGTGATCGTCACCCATAAAACAGATGTAATCGTAGTCAGGCGCAAACCACAAAGCCCAATGATTAAGTGTGCCGTTCATTCCCATACGTTCAGCAATGCAAACCTTGACGTTATCTAGTCCTGCGGTTTCGTGCATAAGTCCTTGATAAGTTTTCACGTCATCTGCATCTATGGCAAACACGACTTCAGTAAAGTCTGCCGTTGCGTTGATCGCTTCAAACAAACGGATCGCGTTATCGTTGCGACCACGAGTAGGAATAATTGTAAGCATTCTCATTGTTGAACCAATCTCCAGAAGGTATCCCCTGCATTATCTATCATGTGTCTTAAGTGATCTGCATCTTGCCAATCTTCAACGCTAGTAATTCCAACCAGTTCGTTAGTGTGAATCCTGCAACCTGAAAGAACGGCTTCCATAACTGCGCGACATTCTGATTCAAACGCTAACGGCAAGTGAACAAACCATTCACACCTAGCCATTGCATCTAGAACTTCATCACGCGACACGTTACTAAGTGACTTGAATTGGTAGCCTGCTTGCGCTGCCCAAATCTCTGCTTTGAGTTTTCCTTTGAGTGGATGTTCACGCGCTGCCCATAATGCAAACGGTTGCTTGTCCATGTGGTCATAACACTTAGACGTATCGAAGTAGCTGAGAACTTGCGCAGTCTTGCGCGGTTTAGTCCAAGCCAATTCTCTGCGCATATGCGCTGGCGTATGCGTAACGAATAAACGACTGCCACGAATCAAGGCGTTCAGCCCTGCGCGTGGTGTTTGCAAGTGATGCACAAAGACAAACGGCTCATACTCGCTTAGTCGGTTGAGCTGCTGATCTGTGAACGCATCCGTTCCAGTTACAACAACAGAATCAAACTGGTGTATCTCGTGTGTATCAAATGTTTCAGGCGTGACAATTTGTATATCAAAACCTAATGGTGCTTGAAGTCGGTATTCATAGTCTGACATTTCCGCGCCACCTGCGAACTGCCCTGTGAATAGCCCTGACACGCTCACAGACGAAGCGTGAGCCACATTCGTAGTGTTCTCTATGTGATGGGTGTACCAGCCTATTTTCACGCCGTAGGCCGTTCTATGCCTTTTGCCCCTATGACCTTTAGTGCAGGTTTCCAGAAGTCGTTGAATACGGTATCTGCGTTATACGCCTTTGCGAAATCCTGCGCCTTTTGTGAGCGACCTCTGCCACGTTGATAAGCCTGTTCTAGTGCATCGACAATGCCGGGAATGCTAGGCATATGAAACCAACTAGATTGCGGTGCATCCCATAACGGCTGACCTTCAATTAACCAACCATCACCCACGAGTTCAGTTGAAGCTGCAAAGTCAGAAACGATTACAGGAGTTCCGCAGGCTTGCGCTTCAATAGTTGGAACACCAAATCCTTCGCCGTAGCTGGTCGCAAGCAATACATCCATCGCGGTATAAAGCGTTGCCAAAGTTGATTGGTCTATTCCTGATCTAAGTAGGTAAGGATCAACAAACGAATACTGGTGTTCTTTGATTCCAACTGAACTAATAAGTTCTTGCAACTTGATGCCACCTAATGAACCGTTGGAATCTGTGTGCAGATAAAGAACAACGTCATCGTGCATCTGCGCAAACATTGAGAACGCCAGAATGTTTTCACCAAATGCTTTGCGATTAGGTGATACGCCTTTGTTAGCCGCGTTCATTCCAACAACAAATACATCTTCACTAGCACCCATGAAATCTCTGCCAGTTGTTCCCTTGTGTCGCTTCATTGGCTTGAATGCAGATTCAATTGCGTGTGGAATGTATAGCGATTCAATCCCTACGTTTTCCAACATTGACTGCCCGTACTGACTCATGGCTATCGGTGTGACAAAGTCTTGTCTGCACCATGCTGCAACTTGTGGCGGTGCAGGGATGTGATCTATTGGAACCCAACTAGCCACATTCCAGTCTGACCAACGCTTACCCTTTAGAACCCAAGTGTCATACAAGGTAAATAGAATGTGATTTTGTTTTGGGTTGCGTTCTGACCAGTCGAACATATGTGCAGGGATTACATCATTGGAATACATATCTGCGCCACGCTGATAAACGGGAATGCCGTTCCAGTCGGTATTAGCACCTTCCAAACCGTAGTTGTTAAAGATCGCTACGTTGTTTCCAATTGCTTTCATACGGCTAGTGACTTGCGCTGTTTGCATTCCGTAGCCTGTGTTAGCCCAAGGCGCGTTAGATACCCAACCAATACATAAAGAATCCTGCACAGATAATCCTTTGTTCGCAGTTAGTAGAAACTTATCTTAAAACTTGCCATAACAAAAGCAGAACCCCACCAAGCCTGCGCTCCCGGTGGGGTTCTACGTTTTGGGGTCGTGCTGCTAGCTGGCTCCGCCTACGAAATACTTCACATGGCTTGTCTGAATTAGGTTGCCGTCTACGCGCATTGTGGCGCGGAAGGTAACCAAGTCATTCTGAAATGCGAAATCGTCTGAACGATCTAGACGCAATCCACCAACTTGACGTACGAAGTAACTTGGAAGGTTACCGAAGATGACCGACTTAGCAGAAGTTGCTGGATCAGCCATTGCTGGGTTTTCGTAAACTTCGTAACCAAGAACTAGGTCACGCTTGTCACCGGATAGTGCTGGTGAGAATACATAGTTTCCTGCGGTGTCCTTCAACTTACGAACTGCTGCAATCGCCTTTGCATTCATCTGGAAACCAGTTCCAGCTAATTGACGGCCTGCGGTATCAACGCTGTAAACCAAGTCAATTAGGTTGTCTGCGGTGAATGCACCAGATACGCCAGTTCCACCAGTTACACCTGAACCGGCAGTTGTAACGATGCCGTTTGGCTGTACCGTTCCAGTTCCAGTTGTTAGTGCGCCATTGACTGCGTAGCCAATTGCATTACCAGTTTGTGTTGCAAGGAATCCAAGAATATCCACGCCTGAATCTTCAACCATTTCGCGGCTGATCTGAGTTAGGAATGAATACTTGTATGCACCAAGTGTCTTGAACGCATTGAAGGTTGGATCACTTTCACCAATAGCAGCAGCTTCAGAAGAAACAGTTCCCGTAGAATACGCACTTAGTGACGGTATCTGGAGATTTTCTCCCCCTGCTGTGTTGATGATTGTTGATGTTTCAAGCATAGGGCCGATTTTTCTGGCCAAGAGCACAACGGAATCGTAAAATGACGTTGGTACTGGTGCGCCAGTTGAGGACTTAAGAACATCGCGCTTCTCGAACGAGTAGGAACGAATCTCACCGCGAGCTAGGGAACGGATTACTTCAGCTTCGTCAATTGCAGGTACTGCAACGGCTGGCTTAACTTGTGCTTCAAAACCCTTCATTGCTTCAGCGGCACGTTCTTCACGTTCTGCTTGAGCGTTCATGGTTTCGATTACTGCTGAACGCTGATCAAGGTCTGCCATGATGCGGTCATAGGTTTGGTTTTCTTCGCCGGATAGATCGCGCTTTTCAGCTGCTGCTGAATCGAGAAGAGCCTTAGCTTCTTCCCAAGCCTTTGCACGAGCTTCCGCTTGCTGACGGATGTAGTCAGACATATGGAACTCCTAAAGTGTTTGGATTGTGTATGAAACTTACATTTTCTGCGTGGCTCCACACAGTAGCGCAACGGCGGCTCCGCACAATGCTTATCTAATTATGACACAAAAAAAGTTAGACCCTCACGCTTCCCCACATGAAGGTCTAACTATTAGAAAGATTAGAACGCTTTTAGCATTAGGTCAAGTTGTTTGCGCTTGATCTCTAATAGGTCAAAGTTAGTTGGTTCTTGTGCGCGCAGTTTAGAAACAACTTCGCTGATCAAATCTGCGTGTTCTGCTTCTAAAGTTTCGCCTGCTTCAAGTTTTAAGATGGCATCGCTTAGGGCATCCACATCTACGGCAGTTCTTTGCGCCAGAATGTCTAGCGAACGAACGCTTGCAGTTGTAGCTTCATAAGCAGGGAATCCAGTCACAATAGAAACTTCGTGAAGTCGTACCTGATTTAGTTCACGAGTTGCGCCGTCTGAACTCCATGAGTCACCCTTTGGTGGAACGCTGAAACCAAACGACATTGAAGAAACATCGCCACGCTTCATAAGAACCGATAGATCGCGCCCGGCTTGTGTGTCTGGCAGTTGTGCCTGCGCTAATAAACCGCGTGAATCCTCTGACAGTTGCAAAGTTCCAGAACGAGTTGAACCTAGAACAACGTCTGTGTTGTGATTCATAAACAGTTTGATTTCGTTGCGTGACTTAAGCGAACGCTTGAACGCGCCTTCTTTGATTACTTCAGTAAATGGCAACGGTTCACTAGGGGAATTGAATACGGCTGCGTATCCTGTGAAACTCATTCCATCGCTGGATGCTTCACCTGCACTAACGTCAAACTCAACGGTATTAACGCGGCGTTCTATTGTGGTTGTCATTTGTTGCCTTTCGTCATTGTTTAAGTTTAACGCTATCGTGCGCCACTTCTCATTTTGTAAATCATTCGTTGTTCGTTCTTCAGCGCGGATACGATCAACCACGCCTTGTGCATAATCTTGAACCCGTTGCGCCTGTTGTTTAGATGGGCCTGATCCCCAAAGTAAGTGAGCAACTACGCCTGCACTTGGATAGTTTTCTGAACTAGGGTCTGCATCTGGTGAATCTAAATCAACTAAGTGCCGGGCAATCCACGCGGCTATTGCAATCCACTTATCATCTGAAACTTTACCGTCTGCCATAAGTCGAGCATCACGAATAGTTTTATCAACTAGACCATCGCCGCCTTTGCCGTCTGCGTAGTATTGCAAACCGCGTCTAGCTGCGGCTCTCATGTATGCAGGCGCATCTTGATTTATTGCGCGATTAGCTTGAGT